GACATCGAGCTCCTCAAGCAGCAGCAAGCCACCCAAGTCATTCACGACGGGCGGCAGGACCGCGACCTTGAATCGACCCAGCGCCTTTTGAAGGAGCGGCTGGACCGTATGGAAGACCTGCTTCATCGGGTGCTGGAGTACCAGCGCGGCGACAAGAAGCGATAACCGGAGAACGCAGCGATGCACACACAAGTGATTCTTCAAGCCAGCGGGCCTGCCACGGGCGCCTGGGTGCCACGCGGCTTTGCCGGGGCCACGTTTCAAGCCAGCGTGAGCGGCACGGGCACGGTGGGCGCCAGCGTGCGCATCGAGGCCAGCAACGACGGCATCCAACCCGTATCGGTGGAGCATGGCGTCATCGACCTGGCCGGCAACAACATTGCCAGCGATGGCTTTGCGACCAATGCCTCCTGGAACTGGGTGCGCGCTGTGGTGACGCAGCACGCGGGTGGGGTGGTGACTGTGACGATGAGTGAGGGGTGAGCGATGAGCGTCAAAACGAATTCGATAGTCAATGGCCTGATGCAGCAGCCCGGCAACCCGGGAAGCAACGTCGTGGCCAAGTTCCGCGAGGCCTTCGAGGACTACGTGGCCGACGAGGTTTGGACCGAGCAGCGCGCCGCCGGCGATCTCGTTTTCGTGGATGGCAACGCGATCGCCGCGTCCTACCTGGTGCTGTCGAAAAGCCCTCTCGACGTAGGCGTGACGCAGGTTGCCACTCGCCAGACCTTCAGCATGCCCTTCGACATGGCGATCGGCCTGCACATGAGCCAGCGCACGCTGGGCCAGGAGTTTTCGGTCGAGCTGGTGAGCGACGAGGAGCCGCTGCCCGAACCCGCGGACATCGAGCTGGTGAACGTCACCCAGGTCACCACGACCTTGACGGTCAACAGCCTGCAGCCCCACGGCTTGCGGCCGGGCCAGCGTATCGGGATTCACAGCGTGGCAGACAGCCGCCTGAACTACCCGGCGCTGGTGGTGGCCAGCACGCCCACCCCGCTGCAGTTCACCGCGACGGCGGGGCCTGGCGGCAACTTGCCTAGCCTGAATGCCGGGCCGGTGTCGGGCGGGTTCGCCTACCTGCGCTCTGCGCTCGGGTACGCGCGCAACGGCGCCTCGATGATCCTGGAGCAAGCCAACGCGGCGCACGCCAGTTTCTTCGTGCGCAGCGAGGCGGGCGATGTCCTGGTTTCTGGCACGCCTGCGGGCAACCACTCCGTCTTGATCGCAACGACGGCCAGTGTGCAGCCCATGAACCTGCCGTACACCTACTGCTTCCAGCCCAGCACCGAATACCGGCTGGCGCAGATGATCGATGGCCTGCAGTGGATGGATGTGGCCGTCGATGCGACCGGCCAAGCCACCAGCCGCTACAAGCGAACCCAGGTCGTTCCCAACCCCAGCAAGCAATACCGGCTGCGCTTGCGCGCGACCAACAACAAGAGCCTCAGCTGGCCGGTGGCCACCATCGTGTCGGCGACCAAGACGGGCACGACAACCGCCACCATCGTCACCCAGCAGCCCCACGGGTTGACGACGCTGGATCAGGTGGTGATCTACGGCATCCGCGATCAGGCTGCCGCGTCGTTCCCGAACTTGCTGACCGCGACAGCGGTAGCGTCGGTGGTCAATGCAACCACGTTTACCATCGTCATCGGCACTGCCAGCACGATCACATCCTATGGTGGCTACGTGGCGCGAATCAATGGCGGCAATCTGATGTCGTCCCTGGGCGCGGTGGCCATGGTGGCTCAGACAGCCGTGCTGACCGCAGGCGTCCTAACGCTGGTGGCAAACGTCAACTGGGCTGGCGTGCTGATCGGCGACCTTGTTCAGCTACTGGGGGTCACCAACGCGACGAACGGGGCGCTGTTGGGGGTGGATGGCGCTTGGCGCGTTCGCAGCCTGAACACGACTACCGCGGAGCTCGAGCCTGTCGGCTGGACGCCGCCGGCCGACTTCGGGCTCATCAACTGCGCTGGTGCCGCCATCAAGCGAACGGATCTGCGCGTGAGCTTCGTGCGTGTGCTGGACTTCGATCGGTTCCGCGTCGAGGCCATGCCGCGGCCGGCAAACGACTCTTCTGCCGCTATGCCCGTGGTGCTTCAAGGCGGCGCGACTTCAGTGTCTGGCAGCTTGAGCGCAGTAACGGCGGCCGGCCTGGCTATCCCCGGAATCATTGCCGACGTGGCCTCTGCTGCCCTCACGGCCTCGACCACGACGGCAGCCGTCACGCCCACTTTCGGCACCAGCTACGAGGTGGCCATCGCTGTCACCGCGGTTTCCGGCACGACGCCGACCCTGGATGTCGCCATCGAGGAGAGCGACGACAGCGGAACCAACTGGTTCCGCGTGTACGACTTTCCGCGGATCACGGCAACCGGCGCCTATCGCAGCCCAAAGCTGCCCTTGACGGGCAACCGCATTCGGTACGTCCAGACCGTTGGCGGTACGACCCCGTCGTTCACCCGGGTGATCAACCGCAACCAGGCTTCAGACGCCGCGCCGCTGCTGCGCCAGCTGATCGACCGCACCGTGGTCTCGACCACGCTAAACAGCGCTACCCCGGCGCTCAACGCGCAGAACTGCCGCAATGTCCAGCTGGTGGTGAACCTGGGTGCAGCCACTACTCCGCCGGCGTTCCAGCTGGAGGGTAGTGACGACAACGGCGCGACCTGGTACTCGATCGGCTCGCCGCTGGCCACTGCCGCGAACGCCACCGTGCAGCTGACCGTCGTGGACATCCAGGCCGGGCTGGTGCGTGCCCGGGTGAGCACCGCGGGCGCGGGTGTCACGTTGGGGTACGCGCTTGTAAAGGCGTTCTAGCCAGGCAGCGATACCGGAACCATTTCCCCCTAGCCCCGCCCGTCGCTCGTGGCCATCCTCGGGCGCGCCTGGAGCCTCACGCTCCGCGCGCGCCCGAGCCATGGACCTCATCACCCAGCTGCGTCGCGAAGAGGGCGTGGTGCGCCACGCTTACCAAGACCATCTCGGCTTCTGGACCATCGGCTGCGGGCGCTTGATCGACCGGCGCAAGGGCGGCGGCCTGAGCGACGACGAGATCGACTACCTGGTCGACAACTTCCGCCGCCTGGGCCGCAACCCCAGCGACGTGGAGCTGATGATGTTCGCCCAGGCCAACAGCGAGCACTGCCGGCACAAGATCTTCAACGCCGACTNNCGACGACGAGATCGACTACCTGCTGCGCAACGACATCGAGCGCTTCACGCGCGAGGTGCGCCAGGCGCTGCCCTGGCTCGACAGCCTCAATGAACCGCGCAAGGCCGTCCTGATCGGCATGGCTTTCCAGATGGGCACCGCGGGGCTGCTGGGCTTCAAGAACACCTTGGCGGCCATCCGCGATCAGCGCTGGGCCAATGCCGCGGCGCTGATGCTGCGAAGCCGATGGGCTGAGCAGACGCCGGCCCGGGCCCGTCGCATGGCGCGGCAGATCGAAACCGGGGAGTGGCAAGCATGAGCCCGAGCACAAGATCACGTGACCGCACACCTCAAGGTGCAAGGTGCAAAGGAGAGCCAACCTATGACTGACCCCCGCGAATACGCCCTGGAAACGCTGCTGCTGGTGCGCACGCTGCTGGCCCAGGCAGACCACGACCCGGAGACACCGGCCGGCGCGAGCATCGAGCAGAGCCTGACGGCGATCGCGCAGTGCCTGGGCCAGATGCCCGAGAGCCAATCGACGGAGATCCCCGCATGAGCACGCCCACCCCCACCCAGGCGCTGGTCGAGATCCGCGCGCTGGCTGAAATCCAGCAGGACAACCGCCAGGATGATGAGCGCGCCCGCGAGCTGATCCAGGCCATTGCGAGCGACACCCGTGTGCGCGAGCGCATTGCGCGGGACTGGCTGCTGCTGTACGACGGCAATCAAGGTCTTCTGCGCCACACGATGGGCGAGCTGCGCAGCGCGCTGCAGGCGGGGCCAGGGATCAGCCGGCGCGAGGCTGCTGTCTACATCCTGGCGGGGCTGGCTGCCAGTACCACGGCCGCGACGGCGCGCCGCGTGGTGGCTGATCGCCTCGCGATCCTGGACGAGCTCGCGCCGCTGTAGCCATGCCGCGCCAGCGCGTAGGGCACGGTGACGAGCTCGGCTCGCCAGCGGTCGAGCGGATGCTTGCCGGCGTCGCCAACGGGCTCGGGATCTGGCGCGGGTCTCTGTGGTATGAGGACGCCCTGCAGGAGGCGCGTATCCTCATCTGGCAGTCAGGCGCCGCGCCGGGGGCATGGCCTACGGTCGCGCGCAGGGCCATGGTCGACGAGCTGCGGCGGGAGCTCGGGCGGCGCGGTGACCGGCCGCTGATGGTCTCGCTCGACGAGCTCTCGGGGCTGGCGTGCGTCCGGCCCGGGCCAGAGGCCTGCGCACACGCCACGGCGGTGCTGGCGCGGCTCGAGCGAGCACGGCCGGGGTGGGCACAGGCCATCATCCTGAGCCCGTCGCTGCTGGCTGCGGGGCGGCACATGGGCGTGAGCCAGGCGATGGCCAGCATAGTGTGCTCCGCGCTGGCGCGCGAGGCACTGCGGCTGGCCGACCGGCAGCCACGGCCGCAGGCCTATGCGCCGCCATGCAGCAAGCCGACGCGCACTGCTGCGCATGTCGCGCTGCAAGCGCGGCAGTCCGCGGCCCGGGCTGCAGAGTGCCGGCAGCTGCAGCAGGCGCCTGGCGTAGCGGACGTGGACCGGCCCAGGCTTGCGGCGCTGGCCCGCGCAGGCGGAGACTATGCGCGCGCTGCGGCCGCGCTGGGCATGCGTGCCGATGGGCTGCGCAGGGCGCTGATGAGGGCGCGCCGGGGCGCACAAAGTCGAAAACTGTAGGCATC